TTCAATAGTGTTTTGTTTGTGAGCAATTGCTGCTTCTTCCAGCTTGATCTTTGTGATGACTTCTTTAACTTTGTCATCGATTCTGACCATCTCTAGAGTATATCTACCGTTAGATAGATGCTCCTGTGCCCACTTCAACTCCAAGGACCTTTTTGCTTTGTATAGGTCTTGTATCATTTATAACCTCTTCAAAAGTTATTCTATTTTTCTTGTCGTCATAACTAACTCCAAGATCTTCCCATTTTATACTTTTATCTCCTAGTTTGTCAAGTATAGCATTTTCTACACTTTTAGCATTATCTTCAGCTAATATAGTAAATTTAGCATGATAATTGTACGCCCAAATATTGATGAGAAGTTTTTTCATTAGTTTTTCTTTCTTATTTTTTAAATGAGGCGGAACTGTGTTCCGCCTCATAAATAGTATTATGCTCCTGGAGAAGCAAAGATTCCTCTAAAGTCAGAAACACCAAATTGGTATCTTTCTCTAGCTTTGAATCTTAAGTTTCCAGTATCGAAGTCACCTTCCATAGCTGTTTTGATTGGTGTTCTAACGAAATGTTTCATTCCGTTTGGAACATCAGTGATAAGATAGAATGCATTTGGATCAGTTAAGAAATTGTTCACTCTGTAACCTTGAGGAACCATTCCCATAGATCTAACTGCGTTGATATCATTATCAGCAGTTTGTGTTCTACCTTCTGATTTCATCAATCTTTCAGCTTGGAACTGTAGCGCAGAAGGAACAATCATTTTTGTTGCTTTTGCTGCAATCTTTAAACCTCTTTCATCAGTAAACGCTGCAATATCAATTAATGATTGCTCTAATGAAGTTTCGTTTAAATCAGCTGCTACAGCTAAAGTATTTGACACTGTACCAGCAATTGTTGGGTGAGCAGTATTAAATAAAGAAACGCCATCTCCTGATTGGAAAGTACCGAATCCATTAATTAATGTGTTCACCGCTTTAACTTGCTTAGTATTTGCCATACTTCTAGCTAACGCTTTTGTGTATCTGCTTGACAGTCTGTCATACAGGTTATCTTCCACCGCTTCCTCAGTAATTGCGAAGGCAAGAGCCACTGTTTCCATAGTGTATCTTGCAGTGTAAGTTTCTTGAGCATTGTCAAAAACTACACCTGAACCTTCAGGTTTTACTTGAGCATTAGCGAATCCAGATAACATTACTTCCTCTTCGAAAGCTCTGTCTGAAGTTTCTGTTTCGTAGATCTCAGCATGTTGGTTTTCGTATCTTTTGTATTCCAAGCCGAACAGTGCGTTCAAACCTGGCTCTAGTTCTTTAACTAGTTGTCCTCGTGATATAGCCATAATTTAATCTCCTATTCTGCTATTATACGCCAGCTGCTGTTTTCAAGAAGTGTTCATTGATCATTACAACAAAGTTTACATGCGATGCACCTAAATCATTGTTCTTAATGTCTTTTGAAACTCCAACCACTCTTAATTGAGCTGTACTAGCTGTTCCAGTAGAATCATCTAGTTCAACACCTGAAAGGTGATCGTGAGTGCTTCCTGCTGCATAAGTTAAGTCGTAGTTTAAAAATACGTCTGTTTGTGCAGAAGCTGTCGTGTTGTCTGATTGAATCTCAAATCTCTCGTAAGGATCTGAAGATACAAAGCCTACGATATCTGTAGCAGTATTAGATGCTAACAGATGGTTCGCAAACGTTGGTTTACTTGTATTCGCGTCAGTAAAGAAAACTCCGTTTAGAGCTCCTAGTAAAGAATCACCCGCGCCTGCTACACCGATAGTTCCAGTATTTAATGCTTTTACTGGATCTTGACCGAATATAGCTGTAGCTGATGCTGCAATACTAAATTCTGCTAAACCTTGGTTATCTCTATTTTGACCGATTTTTCCTATTGCTCTTAAGCCGAAAGGACTATCTTGGTTTGCCATAGTTTTTCTCCATAGTTTAATTTAAATGATGAACTAGAAATTGTTAAAAAACTTATTTCTTCGTACCACCAAAAGTTACACGAGTATTTCTATCAACACTGATAGGCATACTTGGATGCTCTTCCTTTAGTAGATCGTTATCAAAGGCACTTTCATTGTCCTGCGCTTGTTTACGATAGTATTCAGCGTATTGTTGTGCGATCTCTTCAGGTACTCTAGCGAGCACTAGGCCACCTTGACCGATCACTCCCTTGTACTTACCGTCTTGTACTACAGCATAGTCTGCTTCGTTATATTCATCGGCTCTTACTAATTCATAACCAGATCTAATACGACCTTGTACGTTTTTAGAATCGTCGAATCCCATAGACTCAGCTCTTAACCATCTATGTACAAATCCTGCCGGTGCAGGGGGTGCATCTAATAAAGATGGTGGAGCCCAGACTTTTGGTCGAGATGTTTTTTCTCTAGTCTGACTCGCACGTGAAGTTTTATTATCTTGATTTTCCATGCTTATACTCCTTCCGTGATTTTTAATTGTTCCGCATAGTCTTTAAGTGGCACACCCAATTTTTTAGCAATTGCTACCTGTGAAGGCGTGAGTTTCACAATTTTGCGACCAGAAGATTTATTTACTCGCGTAGCAGAAGCTACAGTTTGAGTGGGTCTAGTCGATTCCTGATTAACATTAGTATCAAACTTGTGCGGAAATTCAAGTCTTATTCTTCTATCTACCTCTGAATAATACTCTTCAGGTTCAATATTAGGGTCATATCCTTCAATTTCAGTCAACTGTCTATGTATTACTTTTGCTCCTTCAGTCATTATGGGATCTTTGTTAAACCATTCGTTTTTTCTAGCCCAATCTCTTGCTCTAGAATCTACTTGTCTTGGCACATCCACTTCTTGTTGTATTTGTTGTTGTGGTATTGGAGTTTCAGTTTTCTGTTCAGCTTGTCTAGCTTTTAAATCAGCAAGTCTTGCTTCTTCATAACCTAGTCTTGAAATTTCTGCACTTGCAGCAACTTCAGCTTTAAGATCACTTTCTTCTCTAGCTTTTGCAAGTTTTGCAACAGCTGCTTCCATACCTGCTTTAATTCTATTTTCTTTTTCAGATACAAATCCTGTATCTAATTTTGAAAGTCTAGCACTTAAAGCTTCTTTTTCAGCTAAAACACTTTTTGCATAAATAGTTGCAGCTTCTTCTCTCCGCTCCGACTCACGCATTTTTTTAGTTAATTTAGCTATTCTTCTTTTTACTCCTTCAGAGTATTCTTCTAATTCTTTCTTCTTTTCTGTATTTTCTTCATTAGCTTGAACGTCAGTTGGCTCATTAGATTTCGCAATTGCGTCATCGGCGCTACCACCGTCTTCAAGTTTTGTTTCACGTTCGTTTTCATGTGATTTATCCTCCGCTGGTGTTTTATCTTCTACTACAGCTTCTTCAATTAATTCTTCTTTAACTGAATCTAACTCTAC